CTACGCTACCAGCAACACCACCACCAAGGCCTACATCGGCTCTGATGGCACCACTGCTTACAACAGTACCAGCTCCAACGCTGCCGCTCTGACTGATGCCGCTATCCGCCGCACCATCCAGCGCCTGGACGACAACGACGTTCCCATGGACGGCCGTTTCTTCCTGATCCCCCCGTCTAGCCGTAACACCCTGATGGGTCTGGCCCGCTACACCGAGCAAGCCTTCATCGGCAACGGCGATGCGATCCGCAACGGCGAAATCGGTCAACTGTACGGCATGGCCGTCTTCGCCTCGACCAACGCCGACTCCGGCGCTGGCAACTCGGGCAATGACCGCATCTGCCTGATGGGCCACCGTGACGCTATGGTGCTGATTGAGCAACTGGGCATCCGCTCGCAGACCCAGTACAAGCAGGAATACCTGGGCACGCTGTTCACCGCTGACACCATTTATGGCGTCAAGGCTCTGCGTACCTCGGCCACCAGCACTGCTTCGAACGCCTCTGCCGCCTTCGCCCTGGCCGTTCCGGCCTAATGACTAGCCCCCTGGCCACAAGCTAGGGGGCGTCTTTTTAAGGAGATTGCTTATGGCTTCCGCATCCGCTGTTGTTTCCCGTCGTGGAAATGATCAGTTCCGTGGTATCTACTCGGATACCTGGGCTGTTTCTTGCACGCTGAACTCGGCCTCCGTGGCTGACCAAGCTGCTGCTACCGACACCGTGACCGTCCCTGGCGTTGCCCTGGGCGATATGGTGATCGGCATGTCCGCTGGCGTTGACGAGGCTGGCCTCGTGCGCCGCGCTTACGTCTCCGCCGCTAACACGGTGACGATTGCGACCACCAACACCACCGGTGGCGCTGTTGACCTTGGCTCGACGACCGTTAAACTGGTCATCGCTCGCATGGTGTAAACAAGCAGGGGGCCACGAGCCCCCTGTTTTCATAGGATTGATATGGCAACCTTTCGCTGCCTCCAGAGTGGTAATACGGTGACGTTCACTCTTCAGCACGACATTGATTCCATGCGGGGTCACTCCGGTTACGTTCGTGTAGACGAAGACGAACCCACTAAAGAGTTTGACCCCAACGCCCAGCGCGTAGACACTCCGTTTACCGCACCGCAACAACCCGCCCGCCCTCGCGGACGGCCCCGTAAAGAATTTACCCTTTAAGGACTAATCATGTACGGAAAAGCACCCAAAATGTCCAAGCCAAAAGCCCCAGCTAAGAAGCCCGGCGGTATGCCGATGGCACCCAAGCTTCCCGTGCGTGGCCAGCGTACCGCAACGCACAAAATGACGCGGGGCAAGAAATGAAAAAGACCAAGGCTGAAAAGAAGATCAGCAAGGTCATGCGCGAGTACAAAGAGGGCACCTTGCACTCTGGCAAGGGCGGCCCGGTTGTCAAGTCTCAGAAGCAAGCGGTGGCGATTGCCCTGTCGCAAGCTGGAAAGGCGAAGAAGAAATGAAACCCGGTCTGTACGCCAACATCAACGCCAAGCGCAAGCGCATCGAAGCCGGCTCCGGCGAGAAGATGCGTAAACCCGGCACCAAGGGCGCTCCTACGCCTGCGGCCTTCAAGCAGTCTGCCAAGACGGCCAAAAAGAAGCCATGAAAACGCCCGCCTGGACGCGCAAAGAAGGAAAATCCCCCTCTGGCGGCTTGAACGCCAAGGGGCGATCATCCTATAATGCTGCTACCGGCGGCAATTTGAAAGCCCCGGTGAAGTCGGGCGACAACCCTCGTAGGGCCTCCTTCTTAGCGCGGATGGGCAACATGCCTGGGCCGGAGTACAAGGATGGCGAGCCAACTCGACTTCTCTTGTCGCTCAAGGCTTGGGGCGCGTCGTCCAAAGCGGACGCTAAGGCGAAAGCCAAAGCGATCTCGGCAAGGAACAAGAAATGACGTACCTTGAGATGATCAACGATGTGCTCACGCGCTTGCGTGAGACGCCCGTCTCCACCAACAGCGAGACGACGTACTCGGCGTTGATCGGCAAGTTTGTAAACGACGCAAAGCGCCAAGTTGAGGACGCTTACACTTGGAATTCACTTGAGCAAGTGATTCAGGTGAACACGGTTGCGAACACCTACGTCTACTCGCTCACTGGCGCTGGCCAAAAGTTCCGTCTGGAAGACGCGATCAACGTCACCTCCAACGTGACGCTGCGCAACATCTCCTACGAGTGGATGAACCGCCGCCAGAACTTTGCAACGCCTGTCTACGGAATCCCGTCCGAGTTCATCTTCGACGGCGTTGACGGTAACGGCGATGCCAAGGTGACGCTGTACTCGCGCCCGGACGGTGTCTACAACTTGCAGTTCACGCTGAACATCCCGCAAGCACTTTTGACTTCTGACAGCACTTCGGTCTTGGCCCCCGACGTTTTGATCGTCCAAAACGCCTACGCCCGTGCCCTAGCCGAGCGCGGCGAAGACGGGGGGATGACCTCCTCGGAAGCCTATCAACTGTATCGCCTGATGCTGTCCGACTACATCGCTTTGGAAGCCTCGCGCTTTCCTGACTACGACGGATTCGAAGCCGTATGAGCGAGCCGATTTCCACCTACAGCATTTCAGCGCCGGGTTTCTACGGCCTGAACACTCAAGACTCGCCTCTTGATTTGAATGCTGGCTTTGCCTTGGTGGCCAATAACTGCATCATTGATCAGTATGGCCGCATCGGCTCGCGTAAAGGGTGGACTCGCGTTAACTCCAGCTCCGGCAACCTGGGCGCTAACGACATCGGCGTGATCCATGAGCTGGTGCAGACGGACGGCACGACGACCGTTCTGTTTGCCGGAAATAACAAGCTGTTCAAGCTGGACGGCTCCAACGCCGTGGTCGAGCTGACCTACGGGGGCGGGGGCACGGCCCCGACGATCACGGCCAGCAACTGGTCGTGCGCTTCGCTCAACGGCATCACCTACTTCTTCCAAGAAGGCCATGATCCGCTGATCTATGACCCGGCGGTGAGCACGACGACGTACCGCCGCGTGAGCGAGAAGACGGGCTACGCTGGCACGGCGCCCTCGGGCAATATCGTGATCTCGGCCTACGGCCGTCTGTGGGTGGCTGACACGGCGTCGGACAATACGACCGTATCGTTCTCTGATCTGCTCTCGGGACATATCTGGACGGGCGGCACCTCTGGCACGCTGGACATCAACCGCGTCTGGCCTAGCGGTGCGGACAACATTGCTGGCCTTGCGGCGCACAACAACTTCCTCATCATCTTCGGATCGCGTCAGATTCTGGTGTATTCGGGGGCGACTACGCCTTCCTCGATCACGCTGTACGACACGGTGGGCGGCATCGGCTGCATCGCCCGCGATTCGATCCAGAACACGGGCAAGGATGTGCTGTTCCTGTCCAACTCTGGCGTGCGCTCGTTTGCCAGGACGATTGTGGAGAAGTCGGCCCCGCTGGGTGACTTGTCAAAAAACGTCCGCAGCGACCTGATGAACATCATCAGCGGCGAGACGCTGGCGAACGTCAAATCGGTGTACTCAGAGAAGGAAGCCTTCTATCTACTGACGCTGCCGTCGGTCAAAGAGGTGTATTGCTTTGACACCCGCGTGCAGTTGCAAGATGGGTCATTTCGCGTCACGACCTGGGACTCCATTGAGCCGACCGCGTTGTTCGCGCGCAAGAATGGTCAAGTGCTGATCGGAAAGAACGGCTACGTCGGCAAGTATTTCGGCTATCAAGACTACACATCCGCTTATCGGATGCAGTACTACACCAACCACGCCGATCTTGGTAATCAGAACGTCACTTCGATCTTGAAGCGCCTGAAGGTCATCGTGATCGGTGGCTCTAACCAGTACGTTACAGCCAAGTGGGGCTTTGACTTCTCGGCCAACTATCTGTCGGCCAACATGTCGATCCCGACGCAGGGCGAGTCGGAGTACGGCATCGCTGAATATGGCGCTAATGGCGTTCCGGTGGCGCAGTACGCTGATGGTGTTGCGTTGCAACAATTGCAAACGCCAGCCAGCGGCAGCGGCAAGGTCGTGCAGACCGGCTACGAATCCAACATCAACGGCGCTTCCATGTCGATCCAGAAGATCGAGATCCAAGCTAAAGAGGGCAAAGTATCATGAGTAACTACGTTCAGAGCACGAACTTTGCGACCAAGGACAATCTGTCCTCTGGCGATCCGCTCAAGATCGTCAAGGGCACGGAGATCAACACCGAGTTCGCCAACATCGCTATCGCTGTAGCTACGAAGGCCGATCTAGCTTCGCCCACGTTCACGGGGACGCCCGCGCTGCCTACTGGCACGACGGGTGTCACGCAATCGTTTGGCAATAGCACAACGGCCTTGGCTACCACGGCGTTTGTGCAGGCCGCACTTGGCGCGCTCTACCCGGTTGGTTCCGTCTACATCAACGCTACTAACAGTACCAATCCCGGTACGCTTCTGGGCTTTGGTACTTGGTCGGCGTTCGGCGCTGGCCGTGTACCTGTTGGTTTTGATTCCGGCAACGCGCTGTTTGACACCGCTGAAGAAACGGGTGGCAGTGCTGATGCGACTATTGTTAGCCACACGCACACCGCGTCTACTTCTGCTGCTGGTTCAGCATCTGGCACATTGAATGGCGGAAATTCAGGGGACTTTGGATCATTCAAAGACGCAAGTGGCGTGCTTTCTACATCCAATGCACTGAGTAACAGGCCACAAGGTACTAGCGGCACGGGTTCCAATTACACGGCCAGCCTCAGCATTCCAGATCACACGCACAGTGTGACCGTGGATACCTCCGGCTCCTCTGGCACCAACGCCAACTACCAGCCGTACATCACTGTATATATGTGGAAAAGGACGGCATGATTACGCATCACTTCAGCGACGGCCTGTACGCCAAGGAAACACAGTTTCCTGCTGGCGTCGCCATCTTGAAGCATGTGCACGACTTTAGCCACCTGTCGATTCTGGCTAAGGGCAAGGTCGCCGTGATGAAGGGTGAGGACGTTGAGATTGTGGAAGCGCCTGCTTGCATTGAGATCAAAGCAGGGCTGACGCATGGTGTGAAAGCGCTAACTGATTGTGTTTGGTTTTGTATCCATGCGACGGACGAAAAAGATGCGTCAAAGGTGGATGAAATTTTGATTGGAGCATGATATGCCGTGGATTGGTGGAGCACTTGCAGGTGGTGGCGCGCTGTTAGGCGGTCTGTTCGGTGGCAGTTCTGCGGCGCGCGCCGCCCAAACGCAAGCCGACGCGCAGCGCGATGCCGCTCGAATCGCCGCCGAAGAGGCGCGCTTTCGCCCGGTAGGTATCACGACGCGCTTTGGCCAGTCCAACTTCCAGTACGGCCCGGATGGCCGTGTCTCGGGGGCTGGTTACGAGCTGCGCCCTGAGTTCATGGGCATGCAAAACCGCCTTCTGGGTCTGGCGGGTCAGGGTCTGACTGAAGCCGAGATGGCGCCTGGGCGGTACGCGCCATTGTCAGCAGCAGCGCCTCGCCTGTTTAATTTGGGCGAAAACTATCTGGCCGAGACGCCCGAACAGGTCGCGCAAAAGTACATGCTGTCTCAGCAAAACCTGCTGGCGCCAAGCCGAGAGCGACAACTTGCTGCAATCCAGAATCAAAACTTCCAAACTGGCCGAAGTGGTTTGGCTGTTGGCGGAACCGGCTTGCGCCCTGGCGGCGGCGAAGGTCTCCGCGCGGCTAACCCCGAGCTGGAGGCGTATTACAACGCCATCGCACAGCAAGACGCCGCTCTGGCCGCTTCAGCTCAAGAAGCTGGACAACGTCAGTTGGCGTTTGGCACGGGCCTGTTTGGCACCGGCGCGCAACTGTACGACCTGTACGGTCGTGGTCTTGTTAGCTCTCTGGCGCCGTATGAAGCCTATCTGGGTGGCGCGAAGAGTCTGGAAGCTCTGGGCCAGCAGCCACTGGAACTGGGGTCGGCTCTGGGCGGTCGGATTGCCAACCCTACGGGCGCTAACGCGCTACTGCAAGGCGGCATGGCGGCGGCGCAGTCTGGATACGCCGCGAACGCTTACAACCCGTTTGCTACCGCGCTGTCGTCGTTCACGTCTAACCCGGCAGCGGTGCGAGCGCTGTCCCCGTATGTAAACGCACAGCAAGCAATGCAAACGTATGGCGCCGAAAACGTGTACGGATTTGGCGGGCAGGGCACGGTTCCAACTAGCATTAATTGGGATATTTAATCATGGCAACTGACATCGTCCAATCCCTGTTTGGCGTGACGCCAGAGATGTACCAGCAGCAACAAGCCGCTGCGGCGGATAAGCGCGCCTTGACGCTTGCACAACTTGATCCGATGCAGCGCGCTGAGTTCAACATCGGCCGTGGAGCTTACCAACTGGCCGGCGCGCTGGGTGCGCCGGATCCGCAACTGGAACTGATCAGCCTGCGTCAGTCTGTTGCTCGCAGTCTCGACCCTAGCAATCCTGAGTCTATTCAGGCTGGCATTCAAAGACTTGCGCCCGTAGACCCGCAAGGCGCGATGATGCTGACGCAAGAATATCGCAAGGCGCTAGAGAGCGCGGCTACGGTGCGTCAGCGCGAAGCTGCTGCACAAGCATCCGAAGCCGCCGCTAAACGCGAGCGTCAACAGGCTGTCCCTGCGGACATTTTGAAGGCGAGAGAGATTGGACAGTTGAGACAGCAGCGCGATGTACTGGCGACGACTGGCGGCGAAGCGTCACAAATAGCCATATTGGACGCGCAAATCGCTGAGTTGACGCAGAACAAGCCTATGGTCGTCTCAAAAGGCAGCACAGTAGTTGACGCCAGAGGCAACGTGATCTATCAGGGCCCCGACGCGGAAAAGTATTCAACTTTCGCCCGCGAACTGATTGATGCTGGGCTGACTCCCGGCACGCAGCCGTTCCAAACCCGTATGCTGGAGTACGTCACTAGCAAAGCGAAAGGCGCGGCCAAGGGCACCGGCAACGTCACGATTGGCGGAATCACTGTTGACACCGGCGCAGCGGCAAAAGCGGCGGCGAAAGTTATCGGCGAGAAAGTCGCCAACGTCGAAGACCAGTATTCGCTGCAAACGGCTTTCAAGGACGCAATTGGCCTTGTTGACCAAGGCATCTACGGCGGCGCGTTTGGCCCTGAAAAACAGTTTGTGGCTAAATTTACGGGCATCGGCGACAAGAAAAAAGTGGAGAACACTGAAGTGTTCTTGGCAAACGTGGGTGAGATCGTCATCCCGCGCCTTCAACAGTTTGGCGGTAACGACTCTAACGAAGAGCTGAAGTACCTGCAAAAAGTTGTTGCGGGCGACCAGCGCCTAGAGCCTGCTGCGATGCGCCGGATTCTGCAAAGCGCCGAGCGCAAAGTGCAGAACAACATCACTCGGCTGCTAAAGCAGGCTGAAGCGGCTAAGGGCGGCAGCGAATTGCCTACCGGGCCTGCCCAAGCAGCGCCCCCTGCGGCAACGCCAACACCTACGAAGCGGTGGAACCCTCAAACGCGGCAGCTAGAAAATATCGGGGGATAACATGTCAACCTTTGTTCAAGTGGGTAATGATGTCGTCGAATTCCCCGCCGGGATGACCGACGCGCAAATTGCGCAGGCAATTTCCGGGCTGACGGCAGCGCCAGCACCGCGCCGCACGGAAGAGGTAGGCGAATTCTTGGCTGGCATGGGCAAACAGCAAGGGTTCCCCTACACCCCCTCTTCGGGGTTTTTGATGGGGCTGAAAGACCCCATCAGCGGCGGCGCGCAGATGCTGCCCCGCGCGCTGGCGGGGATTACTAGCCTGGGCGGAACGGCCCCTAACCCAGTAAGCCGATTTTTCTCCGACGAAGCTAGACGCGTTGACGAGATGGTGCGCGCAGAAGAGCAAGCGTATCAAGCGCAACGAGAGCCGGGATTTGATGTCGCTCGACTTGCGGGCAACATTCTCAACCCCGCCAGTATCGTACCTGCCACTCGTGCGGCTCAACTAGCGCGCGCCAGAGGCTTGGGAACTACCGCGCAAGCCGCAACGGCGGGCGTCGTGGGCGGCGTTACGCAACCTGTCGTTAGCGGCGAAGATTTTGCGGGGCAAAAGGCCGAGCAAGTTGTGCTAGGCGGCGTTATGGGGCCTGTAGGTGAGAAAGTCGTTGCAGGCGCGGGTAGAGCGCTTAACCCGCTGGTCTCTAAGGCCGAACAAACGATGCGTGACCTGGGGATTCGGCCCACAACCGGGCAGACTCTTGGCGGTCAATTCAAGGCAATGGAAGAGTTTGCGCAGAACTTGCCTTTGATTGGTTCTAGCATCGAAAACGCCAGACAGCGCACGCTGTTCAACTTCAATAAGGCGGTCATCGACAAAGCGCTCAAAAAAGTTGACGAGAAACTGCCCGCGGATGTGATTGGCCGGGACGCTGTCGCATATGCGTCGGATCAGGTGTCAAAACAGTATGACGATGTGCTGTCTAAGATGAGCTTCGACTTGGATTTTGCTACGACGAGCAACATCCTGAACGCCTTAAGCACGGCAAAAAATCTGTCCCCCGCGCAGCGTCAAGAAATTACAACCGCTCTAAACGACACCGTTCTGCAAAAGTTTGCGGGGCAAAAACTCGACGGGCAGACTTATAAAGGCATTGAGTCGGATCTGCGCAAGAAAGCCAGCAACTACATGAACAGCACACTGGCATCTGAGCGGGAAGTAGGCGAAGCGCTATCGAATGTTTTGGGGGTGCTGAAAAAAGAACTGTACGCCCAGAACCCTAAGCAAACGTCCAAGCTGCGGCGGATTGACAGCGCGTACAGCGATCTGTCGGTCATCAATGTGGCGGCGGCGAACTCTGGCGCGGAAAGCGGCGTGTTCACCCCCAAGCAATACTCAACCGCTGTCCGCCAACAAGACCAAACGCGCCGAAAGACGGCATTTGCAAAAGGCCGCGCCAAAGGGCAGGAAGAGTCTGATGCGGCGGTAGCTGTGCTGGGCGACACGGCGCGCTCGACCCTAGAAGGTCGTATCGCAGCGTCCGCCGTGGGTGGTCTGGGAATGCTGTCGCAGCCTCAATTTGCGATTCCTGCGGCGGTGGCCGTACCTGCGCTCTACAGCCCCGGCGGGCAAGCTATGCTGGATGCCATTTTGCGTTCGCGGCCCGAGTTGGCGCGGCAAATTGGCGGCATGCTGTCGCAAGGGGCGGCGCCGCTGGGTGGCGTTGTGCTGCCAAGCGCTGTCGGACAGTACAACTTGTCTGAGCGCCAGTGAAGCGCGAGACGAGAAGATCAAGGAGTAACTATGTTCCCCTTAGCAGCCCTTCTAGATGTCGGCGGCAAGCTCATCGACAAGCTCATCCCTGACCCCGAAGCCAAAGCAAAAGCGCAGCTTGAGCTGGCCAAGATGGCGCAGGACGGCGAACTGGCCAAGATGGCCAACGAAACCGAGGTCTACAAGACAGAGCAAAACAATGTCACTTCTCGCTGGACGGCAGACGCCGCCACCGATAGCTGGCTGTCTAAGAACATTCGCCCCATGTCCTTGGTGGCGATCTTCATCGGCTACTTCTTGTTCGCCTTGATGAGCGCGTTTGGTTACGACGCCAAGGAGTCCTACGTTCAACTGCTGGGCCAGTGGGGAATGCTCATCATGTCGGCCTACTTTGGCGGCAAGACCCTTGAGAACATCATGGAGATGAGGGCTAAAAAGTGAAAGAGAATTTCGACGACGCTCTCAAAGCCATCCTTCACCATGAGGGAGGATACGTACACCATAAACTTGACCCTGGCGGCATGACCAACCTGGGCGTGACTAAGCGAGTCTGGGAAGAGTGGGTTGGCCACGAGGTGGACGAGAAGGCCATGCGGGCGCTGACGCCTGAGACCGTCGCGCCGATGTACAAAACGAAGTATTGGGACAAGATTCGTGGCGACGAGCTGCCCACTGGCGTGGATTACGCCGTCTTTGACGCCGCCATTAACAGCGGCCCTGGCCGCGCAGCCAAGTGGCTCCAGACGACCGTAGGCGCAGTGCCTGATGGCGCAATCGGCGCTGGCACGCTCGCCAAGGTGGCCGCGATGGATGCCGAAGACATAGTC